ATGCTTTAGGTTTGGTTCGCAATGAATTAGAAAGTTTACCGCTTATTGGTGAGACAGCAGAAGCTAAAGTGTTTGCTGACAAAGCCCGTGGCTTGGCTAAACGTGAGTTTGATTTGATTGACAAAAACAGACCAACTTACAACGCTGTTTATGCAATGGTTGAAAATGGCGGTGCTGATACTAAGAACTTTATTCAAAATAATGTGTTCAGTTCTAAGAATCAAGACTTTGCCAAGATGATTGATTTAGTTGGCGACAACCCACAAGCCATTCAAAACTTGAGGGCTGGCACTTTAGACTATATGTTGCGTAATTCTACTGATGCAAGCGGAAACTTTTTAACTGGTAAGTTTGCAAAAACTGTTGCTGATTTAGATGTCAACAAAAAGCTAGATGCTTTGTTTGGCGCAGAGGAAGCCAGCCGTTTACGCAAGATTGCCAACGCTGGCACATTGATTGAAGCTAGACCTAAAGGCGCTTTTGTCAATGAATCAAACACAACGGTTTCTGCGGGACAAATTGCTAAAAATTATCTTACTGGTGTTTTAGAAGAAATTCCTGTTGTTGGATCGGTTGTCAAGCCAGCAACCAATCTTTACACGCAAAGTAAAATGAAAAAAGAGATGAAAGAGTCATTGCGCCCTGCCGCTGGCACTAAACTTTCTGATGTAGGCAAACCCCAAACACCCGTAAAAATTGATTTGTCGGGAATGGCTAAAAAGGATTAAATATGGCAGTCAATCTTGCACCAATCGGTAACGGTTTTCAATTCTTTACCAACACAGGCATTCCCCTCAACGGTGGGTATATCTACACCTACCAAGCTGGCTCTACCACTCCCCTTGCTACATACACAACTGCAACGGGTACGATTGCCAACACCAACCCAATTCAATTGGGGACAAGCGGTCGTCCCCCACAAGAAATCTGGTTGACTGAAGGGTACTCTTACAAGTTTGTTTTAACTGACTCTGCCAATGTGCAGATTGCCACTTACGACAACCTTTATGGCATCTTGGGAACAGCCGCGGCTGTTAACCCAATTCCCTCTGGCGGCATCATCATGTGGTCAGGCTCTATTGGTGCTATTCCTGTAGGCTATTACCTTTGCAACGGCTCTAACGGCACACCCGACTTGCGTGATCGTTTTGTGGTGGGTGCTGGTAGCACTTATGCTGTTGGCAACACGGGCGGCTTTACTTCTGCTGTAACGGGATCGGGCGGCACAGATTTGCCGCTTTATTATGCGCTTGCGTTCATACAGAAAGCCTAAAATGTCTGATATTGATTTGGTCAAATACGGGGTTCTTTGGCAAAAAGTTGAATCAATGGAAGCCAAGATTGATAAGATGGAAACTCAGTTGGAAACCCTGATTGAGTTGGCCAACAAGGGACGTGGCGGCTTTTGGATGGGCATGGTTTTTGTGTCTGGCATTTCTACTTTTTTTGGGTACGTTTCACATTACTGGTCAAAATGAGATGGTTGCTTGTGGTGTTGTTAACAATACCGCAAGTCTCCTCTACTGAGTATCGGTGTGTTCGTTGGGCATGGACGGGTGATGTTTATAACCGCAAAGTTGTTTGCCTGAAGTGGGAAAAGGTTGTAAAGAAATGATAGACCCCATCACAGCGCTAGAAGGCTTACAACAAGCAATAGGACTTGTTAAGAAGGCAAGCAAGGTTGCCCATGATCTAGCGGGGCTGACCCCCATGATTGCCAAGATGTTTGATGCCAAAAGCCAAGCGACAAGGGCAATGGTAGAGGCTAAACGGTCTGGCAACAAATCCAACTTAGGAACAGCGCTTCAAATTGAAATGGTTTTGGATGAAGCCAAACGGTTTGAGGCTGAATTGCTCATGTTATTTCAGGCCACAGGCCGAGCGGACGTGTGGCAGAAGATTAAAGAGCGCCAGCAACAAATGGACATTGAAGATGCTCATTTAGCCCGTCAAGCCAAAGCTGATGAAAAAAAACGCAAAGAAGCTGAAGCCGAACAAATGCAATGGGCGGTTGCCATCGTTATCATTGTTATGTTTATTGGCGCAGTAGGATGGGGTATTGCTGAGATTTCAGAGGTTTGCGCCCGATCAAGGTGTGGGCGGTGAATGAGTATCAAAAACAAGCAGACAAATTTTTTAAAATATTTGCTAGACTTTATGTAGCATATTTAGTAATTGGTCTGTTACCGCATTTGCCTGACGAATTGGCGGGAAAAATTGTCAATAAATTACTTGGAATGATTGGACTGTAATGCTTTCTCTATTTTCTACCCTTGGCGGTTTGCTAATTTCAGGCTTACCCAAACTATTAGATTTTTTTCAAAACAAAGCAGATCAAAAGCATGAACTTGCTTTGGCTAGGGTTCAAGTTGAACTTCAGCTACAAATGATGGCTCAAGGCTTTGCCGCCCAAGAGCGCATCGAGGAAATCCGCACAGACCAGATTGCCATGCAGTCTGAAGCACAAATGACTGAAGCGGCTTTAAAGCACGATGAAAAGGTTTTAGAGAGGGCTTCTCAATGGGTTGCCAACTATGTGGGAACTGTCAGACCCACAGTTACTTACATCTTTGTTTTTGAGTTATGTGCCATCAACGCATGGATTGCCTACTACATTTACTCTAGGCCAAGCCTGATAAACAACATTGATGATTTGATTCGTTTGTCAGATATTATTTTTTCTACAGACGAAATGGCAATGTTGGGCGGGATTATTGGGTTTTGGTTTGGCTCACGGGGATGGTCTAAGAAATGAAAGTCAGCAAGGCGGGTGAGGACTTGATGCACTTCTTTGAAGGCTACAAGAACAAGCCTTATCGTTGTTCTGCGGCTATTTGGACTGTTGGGTGGGGTCACGCTATGTACTCAGACCAATTAAACCTACCAAACGTCCGCAAAGAGGGTTACACAGGGCTTATCAGGTCTGACTACCAACTAAAGGAAGGTGACAATCGTGTTTGGTCAAAAGAGGAACTGGTCAATTTATTCAAGATGGACATCAATACTTTTGAACGTGGTGTTATTCGACTTAGCCCTAATCTTGTTGGTCATCAAAGTAAATTTGACGCTGTTACCAGTTTTGCTTACAACGCTGGTCTAGGCAACTACCAAAGGTCAACCATTCGCATGAAGGTCAACCGTGGTGATTGGGAAGGCGCTTCTGAAGCCTTTATGAGTTGGACAAAAGCGGGTGGCAAAGAAGTGGCTGGATTGGTCAAGCGCAGAAAAGCCGAAATAGCTTTATTTCTTAGTTGACTTGATAAAAGAGCCAAAACTGTCAATTGTGTCCTTTTCAAAAGGAAGCGCTACAAGGCGTTTTGCGTAATCGTCTAGGGCATCGTTCCAACCAGCGTCATAAGCCGCACATACAGCGTCTATAGAGGCTTCTTGAGCGCCTGTCATGCGTAGCAAACTAATTAGATCGTCTTTGGTCATTTGTACTCCTTTGGTGTCTGCCTATTTTCCTAGCAATCCAACAAGATTGGCAAATCCATTTGTGGCCCATGTCAATCCCGCCCTCTGGTGGTTTGATTTCATCACATCTATTGCAACATTTAAATTTGTGAACTGGCTGGTTGCCGTTAAGACCTAATGGGGTCATTGAGAATTCCTGTCGTTAAAATTATTTCTGCGGGTTTCATCTAACTTAAAGTATTCCTTAAAGCACTCTGTAAACAAAACTTCTTTGTCGCCATAACCCATCAATGTTCTGTTGTAAATGTAGGCTTTGTGTGGTAGTGACATTTCACCTTTAAGGTACTTAATTCCTTTATTGGTAATGCGCCAGTAGCCTGACCCGCGTTTTTCTTTGTCATCGTTTGGGTATGGCTCAATCAATCCCCAATAACGCATATTGGAAAACGTCTTAGCCCTCATAAATTCACGGGGTGCATTGTTGGCGGTATTGACCCAACCGTGTTCATCACCGTTGTAATAAATCCAGATTAAGGCTTGAGCATTCTTTTTGGTGATAGAGAAAGCATTGTATTTGCCCGTCCTATCACAACAGGGACAATTGCCCCCTTTGCCTTGCAAGACCTTTAAATAGTCTTTGCGTAATCTTTGCAAAAAATCATCATCAAATAAATCACCCATGATTACTCCAAAAAGGTGGGGGTACTAACTGCTCGTCTGCAAGCTAGGAAAATCCTTTGCACAGCTTTCCCCCCGTTAATCAAAAATCAATGTCATCGTCTTTTGGAAAGCCTTGATCTTCTTTAGGCTTTGGCGTGTTTAGATAAGCCCAACCAGACCAGCCGCCATCCATCAAAGGAATAGTGTCCAGCTTCAACATAGGGCCGTTCTTGGTTTCAAGAACTGATCCAATGTTTGTGTAACGGGATTTTTCCACACCATCTTTGTTTTTGTATTTACCTGAAACAACGGTAATTTCGTAAAGTTTAGACATTTTTGACTTTCATAAGTTGAGCAATTTTTATATCAAGTTCATTTAAGAATTTGACGATTTCATCTTCCATTAGTCTGATATACATATTGTCCCGCGGGACACGTTTAACAAACAATTGAAGTTCCTCTGGCAGACGATTGTCAAACGACACAAAGTCACACCATTCACGATCTGTGCAAGCCATTTGGAATTGCATTTGCGTGTTGTATTTGCCCGGCACAGTCTGAGTTAACAACGTGTCAATGTGCGTGGCCGTATTTGGGCATTTGATTTCTAACAAACCATTGTCCCCAACAAGCCCGTCAGGAGAAGCGCCAGCCATGATGATTGACGGGTGAGGCACAAACCCCACTTCATCAACTAAAACGTCATAGCGAGACTCATAAGCGGCTCTGGCAAGGGGTTCTGTGTCTGTGCCATGTTGCATTGCGGCAGACGTAAAGAAATCTTCCCGTTGACCAGTTAGGCGTTCACACACCAACTGAGCCATGTAGTTGTCGCGGCTGGTGCTGTAGCCTGACTTGGTTTTGGCAAGCACATCAGCCACACGGGATGCTGTGACCTTACCAATTCGTGCCGCAAACCATTGGTCTAAGCGTTGTTCAATCATTTCAATCATCGTGGCGACTCCTCATAGTTATCAGGGTTGAACTTGGGGCGCTTTGTCCCCTTGTCCTGTGGGTTTGGAAATGGTGGAAAAGGCCACATTACAGTTTCGCCTTTGCTTCATCTTTGGCGGCAATGACTTTGATTTGCCAAGCCTTGTCACCATCACAAGCGGCATAAGCTACTTTGTAGGCCAACTTTAGTTCGTCCTGTGTCTTAGCGTTGTGGATGGCTAGAAACAAGTCTGTCATGCTGTTTGGGTCAATGGTTGACTCTGGTTCATCACCTTGCGGAAGATCATCACCAGCGTAGATGTATAACCCAAGGCCATGCAAGCTAAGTGCTTTGGTCATACAGCGCATGATTGCTGTGTTGACGTTGAAGCTGTCCAACTTAGTGGTTATTTCTTTGCCATACTTGTTGACTGTGGTTGTACCCTCAATGGTGATTGGCTTGTTTGTGTTGTCCATCACAGGCAATTGACAAACCATTGGCTTGCCAAACATAGTGGCTGTAACCCACACCATTGCTGTGCCATTGATTTCCATGTAGCACTTATCACCAAACATTTGCACAGTAAAACTTGCTTGTGGGTCAGCCTTAAGTGCTTCAGCCCATGCCCAAGCCCATGACAGATAAGTCAGATTGGCTTTCTTTTCTGTATGCTCATTGACATTCAGTTTAAGTAATTCTTGGACGTTCATGCTTCTTCCTTTAAATAAGCCGTAAGGCGTTTGATTCGGTCTGAGTGGTAGTCAGCCATGCGCCTTGCATATTCTTGGGCGCTAAGAGCGTCTAACAGCTTGCGTTGGGCTGATTCCAGTTCCTTGGCGGCTATTTCTTTAGCCGATGGCAAACGAAAGTAATCTTTGATTAGGTCAAGCATGATTAGCCCCTCCATGCCAGTAATACGCCAATGCCGCCAAAAATGATGATGGCCAGCGTCCACTCAACAAGAGTTTGAATAATCTTAGATTTCATTTTGTTCCTTTAACATACGGGCATGGTGAATCTTGGTTTCAGACATGATGTGTTGAAATTCGGATAAAGGCAGATCACAAGAAATGTCATCACCCTTTAAGTTAAAGATAAACACATCGTAAATTTCTGCGTAATCTGGTGCGTGTGGGTAGTTAGTTAAAACGGGGTGGTAGTCATAACCAACCTTGACGTTTTCAAGCGTTGCGCCATTGTCATAAGACACAACGTCATCAAAGTAATAGTGGAGTTTGAATTCAGTCATGGCGTATCCTCAAGCAAACTTTTTGATAAATGCGTTTAGCTGGCGAACTTGATCACGAGCAGACTTCTGAAATTCGTCACCGTTTTCGCCAATGTAATCTTCATTGTTTAAGTGACCAGCTTCATGGAAACAGCTAAGAATGTATTTAGCTTCATGCACAATTTGTGCGTCTGTGTAATCGTTGATTTCTTTTTTATCGTCTTGAGAAATTTGCTGTAGGTTGTTAGCTAATTCGTCAATTGACATTGCTGATTTGATGATTGAGCGCATTTTGATTTCCTCTAAAAAGACCCCATAAATTTAGGGCATGATGAATTATAAGTTATCTTATAAAGAAGTGTCAACACTTTTTTTAAATATTTTTAAATTATTTTTTTAGAGAACTTCTGTTTCTTTTTTCATTGTTTCCCACTCTGTCAGACTGACAATTTTGTAGTCCTTGTGGAACACATGACCATGAGTGACATGGATAACAAACTTGATTGCTTGCTTTAATGTCAATGGAATGGTTTTGACTGACCATGTGTTGTCATAGTCATTGAACTGAATTACTAACTGGTTTTTTGTCCATGATGTTGCCATTTTGATTTCTCCTAAAAAGACCCCAAGAAGTTAGGGCATGGGTGAATTATAAGCGGTCTTATGGGTAAGTCAACAATTATTTTGTTAGGACTTACCCTAATAGGGGACTAAGCCCCCTTTTTTATTTAGCAATTTGAACTAATGGTTGACCGTGATATTTGTTTGCAATTTCGGTCATTGTTTTAATGAAATCTTCGCCCATTCTTGCGCGATTGCGATAAGCCCATTCCATAGAATTGCGGGCATTGTATTGTTGTGAAGCGGTTGCTTGTTGATATGGAATTTCTTTGCGATAAGCTGTCACAACATGAGTAAATGCTGTTTCAGGAGTAATTTCGCCTGACTTAACTTTGTCAGCCTTGGCAATCAATTCTGGAATTTCTGCGTTAATTTGAGCAATGATTTCGTCTGTAGTTGTGCGGCTAACTTGGACAGGTGCATAGTTTCTGCCTGAACAAACACCTGAAAACCAACCTTGTTTGACTGTGTAACCATGCTTAGACATCATGCCGTTAACGATTGCTTGTTCACGACCGCAACATTGGCAGATACCGCGTGTTTGAATTTTTACTGTTTGCATTTTGTTTCCTTTTTAAAAGACCCCGTTTGTTTGGGGCATGAGTGAATTATAAGGCAACTTATGCAAAGGTCAACAATTATTTTGTAGGGACAAACCCTAATGTTGCTTTTATGCAAATAGTATATAATTTGGCTTATGAATAAAGAAAAGTTTATTGCACTAGCTGGCTCACAGAGTGATCTAGCCAAACTATTAGGGATAAAGCAACCAGCTATTTCCCAATGGAAGGCTGTTCCTATTGCAAGAATTTGGCAATTAAAGTTGTTAAAACCAGAATGGTTTGACAAAGGTTAAAAAAATATGTTTATAATTAAATCGTCTGAGTGGCATCGGACGATGAAAGCAATTGAGAACCCCATAGATTTCTGTGTGGTCTTGCCTGACAACAGGCGAACTTTTGATTGCTTTCAATCGTTTGTTGTTGCTCTCGCCAAGAGCCAAGACCACAGAGCAATTTATGGGGTTTTTTGCGTTTGGCGGCTGTGCAATGCGGTACGTCGGTGGTTGCATCTAGGGATACCCTGTTACACGAGCGAACTAAAGCAGGGGCGGTGGGCGAAGGATAGAGCCGAGTGGTTTGGACGTAAGTCTAAGAAGTCTGTCCTATGCGATGCGATGACATGGCTCCGAAGGGAAGTTATCCACAAGCAAAGCGATTGCTGTTTTAGTACGGTAAGGCTTTGCTTTGCTCAAACAATCACCAAAGGGAAGTAAATGCAAGACTTATTCGGTAATGAGATACCTGAACAACAAAAGAAAACAGACGAAGGGTTTGAGGAATTCTGGTCTGCTTACCCCAAGTGTTTTAGAAAAGGTGAAAAGGCATCTTGCAGAAAGAAATGGGCTGAGTCTTACTACTTTTCTCAGAAGCACATCATTCTGAAACACGTTCAATGGATGGCTACCACAGCGGCATGGTTGAAAGACAACGGGGCATTTATTCCAGCCCCCAAGGTCTATTTAAACCAACAGCGATGGGACGGTGCTGACGTTCCTGATTTAACGCCCAAACCCTTGATTGACCCCGCCTTGGCAAAGATAGAAGCTGACAGCAAAAAAGCCGCACCTATGCCAGAACATATCAGGGCAAGACTTGCAGAATTAAGGAAATGAAAATGCCAATCTATTTGCCAAAAGAATTGGAAACTGAAGTTTATGGAACTGGTGACGGTTTTGTATGTATCAGTCAAAAAGACATTGATGGTCAAGAAGCAATTATTTGGTTGTCTGTACATCAGTTTTCAACAATTTTTAATCACGAAAAAACAATTGTCAGAGAGGCTGTGACCCCTGATGACGCACCATGAAGCAAACAGAATTCTTGACCGAGCCAGAGAAGGGCAACAATTTAGCGAGTTTGTCATTCTCAGAGCGCTTGAACTTACGGGAGACTATGAGGGAATCGGAAGCAAGGGAATGGATCAGACGCTTCAAAAAGAAAGCGCTGGAGGAAGGCAGGGGAGAAGCCCAATACTGGTGGCAACAGACCCTGCTGGACATTGCCAAAAAACGTGGGCAACCAGCCGCTGATGACTTACGCAAGCGCATGAACGAACAAAAGGATAAAAAATGATTTCAATCATGTTTACGGTGTACGGCCATCCCGTAGCCAAGGGCAGACCGCGGTTTTCCACAAGGGGAAAGTTTCCCGTTGCCTACACCCCTGAAAAAACAAAAACCTATGAATCTGAAGTTGGGATGATGGCAAAGGCGGCAATGGGTGCTTCACAAGCCTTAGAAGGGGCATTAGAGGCGTTTATTTACGTTACCTTTCCTGTTCCCGCCTCATACTCAAAAAAACGCACGTGGTCAAAGCAATATGCGATGGCATGGACAAAATTGTCTTTTTATCGGATTCGCAAATTACATCAATTCACGCCACAAAGGTTTACGGGGAAGTGGCAAAGGTTGAAGTTATGGTGAGGCAAGCATGAGAACAATATGGGCATTGATCTTTTTTTCATTGGTAGCGTTTTGGTCGGTATTTGCTTATTTTGTGAAACAATTTTTATGATTGTTACCTTACACAACAGCCAGCAAGCCCAAACAGTTTTAAAAGACTTGTGGCCAAAAATCAAAGAAACCTTGCAAGCTGGCAAGCAATTGCGCTTAGAAGTTAAAAAGGCAACCAGAAGCACAGACCAAAATGATATGTTTCACGCCTTGATTGACAAGGTTTATAAGGCCATGAAAGTGGTTGGCTCAACTTGGACAGCAGACGATTGGAAGCGGCTTTTAATTGACCAATGGGCGCATGAGACAGGGCGCAAGATTGGCAAGGTTGCCCCAAGCCTAGACGGGGAAAGAGTTGTGCAGTTAGGACTACAGAGCCACAAATTCACCAAAGAGGAAGGCTCAGAGTTTATTGAATGGCTATTGTGCTGGATGGCAGAAAAAGGAATAGAAGCATGATGTGTCCAAATTGCGGGATACGCAAGAACAAAGTCTTAGACACAAGAGCAAGCCCAGAATTTATTCTTAGAAAGCGGGAATGCGACAACGGCCACAAGTACCAAACCAAAGAATATGCAATATCTGAAACACCAATATGTGAGAAGCCAAAAACTGTTAAAGCTAGTAGCGGGTTTAGCCTGTCAAAGCTGTGGCATAGATAACGGGGTTCAAGCGGCTCACAGCAATTGGGGTGGTGGCAAGGGTAAGGGCATCAAGGCTGATGACAACCTAGTGGCCGCTTTGTGCCTGAGATGCCATTACGAAATAGACCAAGGGGCGCATCTATCAAAAGATGAACGCAAAGAAATGTGGCAAAAAGCCCACATTGCTACGGTTGAGGCACTTGGGGACAGATGGCCGCCAGAAGTGCCAAAGCCTCACTTACCCTTGTGAGCCTTGTCTAAGCCTTGAGCCTCATGGCGCTTTAGTTCTTGTTCCACAGCTTTAATGCGGGACATTTCAGCGCGATGCTCAGAAACCTTTTCGTAGTGCATAGGCTGTTTGGGAGTGCTAGATTTAGCAGAAGTGATTTTAAAATTTGTGGCCATGACAAATCCTGTTAAAATGGTGGTTGACATTGTGCCATATTGGACATAAAGTCAAAACCATAAATTCTTTGCAAGGAAAATATCATGGGTAAAATGGACACAACAATGGCTAAAAGCACAACTGGCGCAACACCCCCAAAAGGTGCGGCATCTTCTGACCGTACAGGCGAACGCATGGAAAAAATGCGTGGTGGCGTTGCTATGGGTAAAGAGGACAAGATGGGTGCTGACAAACAATTTAATACTGGCAAAACTGACGGTATTTGCTACACAAAAACTAAATCAGAGTACCGCTAAAAAGCGAAACCCAGACAGTCATGCACGACTGAATGGGCTTCTAAACATCACAAATGATAAGGATTTGAAATGTCTGGTTTGAATTGTAAGGCTTGTGTTTACTTTAATGACATAGGTCAGATGGGGCAATGCAGACGCTACCCCACTTACCAAAACCGTCACTACACAGAGTGGTGCGGTGAATTTGAGTTAGTTGCCATCGTCCCAACGGAGGATGTTACACCCGTCCCAGAGGCGGGTGCTTTTTCTCCAAAGAAACGTGGCAGACCAGCAAAGGCGGCAAAATGAACTTGCAACCACTCAAAGACAAGATTCTGGTGCGCCCTGAACAACGCATTCAAAGCACAATCTATTTCCAATCAGCAGAAGCTGAAAGCCGTGGAACAGTCATGGCGGTTGGCCCAGAAGCCCAAGCGGAAGGGTTAAACGTGGGTGACAAGATAGCCTTTGGCACATTCCACAAAGACTACAAAGACGAATACTTGAAGTTTGAGGAAATAAAGCACAATGACGAACGCTTACTCAAAATGAGTTGGCAGGATGTCTGTTTTGTAATGGAGGAAGAATAATGCCTTTAATTAAATCTAAATCCCCTGAAGCGTTTAAAAAGAACATTAAAGCTGAAGTAAAGGCTGGCAAACCAATTAAACAAGCCATTGCAATTGCTTACTCAGAAAAGCGTGAAGCCGCTAAAAAGGATAAAAAGAAATGATCGAGCAAGTAAAAGCCCGAATTGCTGACCTTGAAAAGCAAAAAGAACAAATGTTGGCTAACTTTCACGCTATTTCAGGCGCTATTGCCGAAAATGAAGCATGGCTTAGACAACTTACGGTTGAAAAGCCAGCCGAAACCGAGTAAATTAGTGGCACTATGCCAACACTAGCCGACATATACAGCGCAATTGACTCTGCTAAACGCAAGGGGTCTGATTTCATTCGCAACCCCGGTGCAAGCCTACAGCAAATAGCTGGTTATGGAATGGACAGGGCTAACGCGGCAAGGGATCAGCTTTATGACGCTACGGCATCAGAAGGCATTGGGTACGGCCCTAAGACGCAAGCACTAGCAAAACAAATGGCTGGCGCTTATAACCCCCTTGGAATGACTGTTTGGCATGGTTCACCCCATGTGTTTCAAAGGTTTGACCTTGGAAAGATAGGCACAGGCGAAGGCGCACAAATGTATGGCAAAGGGTTATACACAGCCCAAGACCAAGAGGTAGCTAAAAGGTTTACCCCAAGAGACACTAAATTTGAAGATGCTTTGATGAAAAGGTACAATCAAGCTGAGAAAGCTGGTGATTACACATCAATGCAAGTTTACGAAGATTTCTTGACCCAAAAAACCCCTGAAGAAATTGCAAAGAATTTTAAAGATATGGGTTTTGTCGGTAAAGACCTAATGACCGCCCAAAAAGCGTTTGATACCGCTAAAAACTTATATCAGCAACAAACAGTAGGCAATCTTTACAAAGTTGACTTGCCTGACACACATATCCGCAGAATGTTGGATTGGGATGCGCCAATTAAAGAACAACCAATGATCGTCAGAAAACTTGCCAAATCTATGGGAGTGGACATGAATGACCTTGGCGGTGATTTGCTGGCTAAAGTGGGCAAAGACGAAGCTGGTAGGCAAGTTATGCAAAATGCTGGAATTAGAGGCATCAAGTACTCTGACCAAATGTCAAATGGTCAATCTAAGAATACAAAGAACTTTGTTGTGTTTGACCCAAGCCACATGACTATTCAAGAACGAAACGCAAAACTTATAAATGACTGAAACAACCGAAAAACGCCCTGTTGGTCGCCCTACCCTTTACGATCCAAAATATTGTGAGGAAGTGGTTACTTTGGGCAGAATCGGCAAAAGCGTTGAACAAATAGCGGCAAACCTTAACGTTTCCTTACGCACAATGTATTCATGGCGTGATGCCCATGAGGAATTTTTGCACGCCTTGGACGATGCCAAGACTTATGAGCAAGCGTGGTGGGAGGAACAAGCCGCGGCTTACATGGTTGAGAACAAAGAAAGTGACCGATTGAACGCAACATTGTGGTCACGGTCAATGGCGGCACGATTCCCAAAGAAGTACCGTGAAAGCACAAAGACTGAAATCACGGGTGCTGATGGAACGCCATTGCTCTCAGGCATTCAAGTTTCATTTGTGAAGCCAAGTGAGTGAAGTAACCCAAGCAATTGCAAAGGCTGAGTTCCCACTCAAGCTAGAGTGCCTGTTCAAGCCATCACGTTATAAAGTTCTTTACGGTGGACGCGGTGGCGCTAAGTCATGGGGGGTAGCAAGGGCTTTGCTCATTAAAGGCGCACAAGCCCCGTTAAGAGTGCTTTGCGCCCGTGAATTCCAAACTTCTATCAAAGACTCAGTTCACAAGTTACTGTGTGACCAGATTGAGGCTTTAGGCTTGCTTGGGTTCTACGAAATCACCCAGACCAACATCAGGGGCAAGAATGGCTCTGAGTTCAGCTTTGTGGGTTTAAAGAACAATGTGGCCAACGTCAAGTCTTATGAGGGTGTTGATGTGTGTTGGGTTGAGGAAGCGCAGACAACCAGCCGTATGTCGTGGAACGTGCTGATTCCTACCATTCGTAAGGAAAAGTCTGAAATATGGATAACCTTTAACCCTGAATTAGAGACTGATGAGACTTACCAGCGGTTTGTGCAAAACCCGCCAGAAGATTGCATTGTTCAAAAGGTCAACTGGTCTGACAACCCTTGGTTTCCTGAAACGCTGAAACTTGAGAAAGATGCGCTTAAACACCGTGATCCACAGGCTTATAACGTGGTTTGGGAAGGTTTATGCCGCCAGACAGTAGATGGGGCTATCTTTGCCAGAGAAATGCAACTGGCTGAGTTAGATGGGCGCATCACAAAGGTCAACTACGATGCCACAAAGCCCGTTCACGCCATCTTTGACCTTGGTTGGTCTGATGCCACAGCAATCTGGTTCTTACAGTTTGTAGGCATGGAAACCCGCTTGATTCGTTACATTGAGGGCAATCAGCAGACCATGAGCGACTATCTAGCCAAGATGCAGACCTTTGGCTATATGTACGACACCCTCTGGCTACCGCACGATGCTGAAAACAAGACGCTGGCGGCAAACGGTAGAAGCATTGAGGAAATTGTTAGGGGTGCTGGTTATAAGACCAAGATAATTCCTAGAACGCCCATCATGGATTCAATCAATGCGGCTAGAACATTGTTTACTAATATGTGGTTTGACAGGGAGAACTGTCACGAAGGCTTGCAATGCCTACGCCATTACCGTTACGATGTTGACCCAGACACCAAGCAATTTAGCAAAACGCCTTTGCACGACAATTATTCACATGGCGCTGATGCGTTTAGGTATATTGGTCTGATGGTCAATGAGCCTAGACAAGCCAGAAAGCCTAGACCTACCGCAAATTATGGTAGCCAACACTCATGGATGAGTTAAAATGGCACAAAATCACTTAGGGCAACATCATGGCTGATGATTACGACTCACGAATTCAGGAAGCAATTGACTTCTTAAAGTTTGCAAACGATGCAGACACAATGAATCGTCAGGAAGCGCTTGAAGATTTGAAGTTTGGCGCTGGTGATCAATGGCCTGTAGAACTGCAAAACTCACGCAATCTTGAATCCCGCCCTGTCATCACGGTGAACAAGGTGGACAACTATTGCCGCCAAGTCTCTAATCAGCAACGCCAGCAACGCCCCCGCATTAAAGTCCATGCCACAAATACGCATGAGGACATGGTTGACGCACAGACAATCAGCGGCATCATTCGCCACATTGAAGTCAATTCCAATGCTGACCATGCTTATGACAATGCGTTTGAATACGCTGTTCGCATGGGTTGGGGCTATATGCGGGTCAGAACTGACTACATTTCAGAGGATTCCTTTGATCAGGAAATCTACATTGACCCTATAGATAACCCATTCACGGTGTACTTTGACCCCAATTCAGTAGCGCCTGATGGCTCTGACGCTGACCGTTGCTTAATTACAACAATGATGCTGAAAGAGGAATTCCGCAAGCTGTACCCTGATGCTGATGATGGCGGCACAAGTTTCACACAGCGCGGCACAGGCGACTCACAGTCTGAGTGGATCACCAAAGAGGATATTCGCCTTGCTGAGTATTACTACACCGTCAGAGAAAAGGCTACGCTTTATCTTTTGAGCGATGGTTCAGCTACCTTTGCTGATGACAAAGACTTCTTTAAACGCCTTGACGCTTACGGCATCACGGTGATTGACAAGCGCGATTCATTCAAGAAAACAATTAAGTATTGCAAGATGACCGCGGTTGAAGTGCTTGAGGAACGTGATTGGGCTGGCAAATACATCCCAATTGTTCCCGTGTACGGCAGACACATTGTCATTGGTGACAAGCGCAAAAAGTTTGGCATGATTCGCTATGCCAAAGACCCACAGCGTATGTATAACTTTTGGCAGACTTCTATCACAGAAGGTGTGGCGCTTGCCCCCAAAGCCAAATGGTTGCTGGCTGAAGGTCAGGACGAAGGGCATGAGAACGATTGGTCAAATGCCAACATCAAGTCATTCCCACTTCTGCGCTACAAACAGACAGACATTGACGGTCGCCCTGCACCCGCACCAGTTCGCCTACAGCCAGAGCCGCCACAAGCGGGAATTATGGCCGCGGCTATGGGTGTGGACAACGACATTAAAGCTATCATGGGTGTGTTTGACCCTGCTCAACTTGGTCAAGGCAACATTTCAGGCAAAGCATTGAACGGCCAGCAACAGCAAGTTGACCTGACAAACTTTGACTACTACGACAATTTGACCCGTTCAATTGCTCACGTTGGCAAGATTTGCCTTGATTTGATTCCTAAGATTTACGACACAGAGCGTGTTATGCGAATCATTGGTGACGATGGCAAGCCAGAACTGTTGACGATTAACCAGCGTGACTCTGTTGACCATGTGCTGAATGACATTAGCGTTGGTCAATACGATGTGGTGATGGAAACAGGGCCGGGCTACAACAGCAAACGCCAAGAAGCCGTGGACAATATGCTTCCCCTGCTGTCAGCCGCACCAGAATTGATGCAAGTGGCTGGAGACTTGGTGTTTAGAAACATGGATTGGCCGGGCGCGGACATCATTGCTGACCGCCTTGCCGCTTCTAACCCAATGGCTCAAATTGACGATAAATCCAAAGTGCCGCCCCAAGTTCAAATGCAACTGGCTATGTCGCAGAAACAGATTCAGGAACTTACACAGGCGCTTCAGGCTAGAGATTTGTTGCTGAAAAACCGCATGGACGTTGAGCAAATGAAGCAAGACTCAGAGACTAAGCGCACCCTGATGAAAGAGACAGGCAGGGCAAATGAGGCTGAACTGCGTGAACAAAGTGACCGTGTTGAAATGCAAATGCGTGTTGAGGGTCAGGCAAACGATACGGTTATCAATTCTCAGACAAAGTTAGAGATTGAAAGAATGAAGCAACAGATTGCTATTTTGTTGGCCACAATGCACAAAGAAACACTACACAATGCAAGTGCAGAGACAACAGAACGGGCTATTTGATTTTGTAAAGAATATGTGGTAAAAACCACTAAACCTTACCTGTGAGGGTCACAGGGTTAAATCGTTGGGAAACGTATGTCCGAAAAAGAAGCAAGTCAAGTATTGACAAGCGAGAATGCGGCAGAATTTTATGCAAACAGATTAGGTTTAGCTGAATCTCCAGCGGAGACTGAGGCGGTTGAAGAAACCGAGCCAGTAGCCGAAGATGATCAGAGTGAGCCGAAAGAGGCAGAAAAGGAAGCAAACCAAGAGGGTGAGCGAAAGCAAAATCCTAAACTTGAAAAGCGGTTTTCAGAGATAACCAAGCAACGTGAGGAAGCGCGAAAAGAAGCGCAGACAGAGTTGATCCAGAGCCACAACCGAGCCAGTTCAACGATGCGTTTGAGTATGCGAAGGCTCTTGCTGAGTATTCGACAGAAAAAGCGTTAGCTGAACGTGATAGGCAAATGGCACAGCAGAGAGAGCAGGAAGCGCAACAAAAGATTATCCAATCTTGGGCGCAGAAGGTTCAGGAAGCGAAAGCCGAATTGCCCGATTTTGATGATTTGGTCGCATCTAGTGACGTAGTTGTAAACAACGCAGTCAGGGATGCAATTCTGGAGAGTGATGTAGGCCCAAAAATCCTGTATCACCTAGCTGAAAACAATGACCTAGCCAAAAAGATCGCCAGCTTGAGTCCAAATGCCGCGCTTAGAGAGATAGGAAAATTGGAAGCAAGGTTTGAGGCAAAGCCTGAGACTACGCAGACAATCCCTGTTGTTAGAAGTAAAGCACCAGCACCGATTCAACCGATTCGTGGTGGGCAAGGCAAGGCTGATGTACCGATTTCCGCTGATGGCGAATTTCATGGTTCATATCAGGCTTGGAAGGCCGCCAGAAAATCGGGGAAAA